CTCCGCCCGGATCGGCAGCAGCGGCTACTCCGCCCGGATCGATGTCTCAGGCAAAGACGCGGTAGTCGCGTCTGCTGGCCCTAGCGCGTCGGTGACCGGAGCGGACGGCACTTGGGTGTCGCTGGCTGAGTTTGACCGAAACGGAAAGTGCATCGGCTTTGCCACCGGCTGCATTGGGCAGGACGGCCTCAAGGCTGGTGTTCGGTATGTCGCCAAGGGCGGCAAGTTGGTGGAGGCATGACCATGAACCGCAAGATCAAGATCACCGGCAGCCGCACCACGGCGCTGATCGATATCACCGATATTCCCGAGACGACCACCGAAGCGCAACTGCTCCGGCACTATCTCAACCTCGCGCAGTCGTACTTCACCGACATGGGTACGATCAGGTCAGTGACGTTCGTGGCTACCGATGACGCTCTCGACCGGATGGCGGCTGAACATGCTGCGGGATTTGTGGGCGAGACGCCGATCAAGCCCCGCCGCGCCACAGCCGACACTATGGGGAGGATTGAGTGATGGGCGACCGCAAGAAGTACGCGGAAAACTACCCGACTCCGTACGAATACCGAAGAGAAGAACGAGAACTGGCCTTCCAGTTCGCCCCAAAGATTTACCCATGTCGGTCATGCGGCTGGCCAGTGGCAGACGGCTACGTGTGCCAGTACTGCGGCGATGACGATCCGAATGGCGAGGCAGTGGAGCGGCCCAAGACCCCCTCCCCGCTCAACACGAAGATGGAGGGGTGAGATGGCGGTGTACGTGAGGCAAGTTCCGCAGTGGGAAGTAGAAAGAACCGACGACCCAGAGGTCGTTCCCGTCACGGTCAAGCATGTCAATACAGCCGGGGCTGATGGGTCGCTGCGCAAGCTCATTGAGCTTGGGCAGGGCGAGCACCGGGTTTGGATTGATCTGTCTCTTGCGGAAGCGGTCATCAGCGCAATCGGCGCTGCTGCTGAAGCTTGGCGGTCGAAATGACGACCACCCTCCCCCACCGTGATCCTGCAATTGTTGCAGAGGTCATGGCAGCAAACCGCGACAGGCTCATGGCCATCGTCGCTGTCGTACAGGATGCAGTCCGGAAGGTTGAGAAATGAACGCCGCAGTTGCAACCGATCTCGCTGGACGTACCGAAGTCGCTTCGCGCACCGAGGCCGGAACCGTCGCCATTCACCCCGCCTCGGACACCACGTCGCTGCTCCAGGTTATCACCCGCGCCGCGTCCGATCCAGCCGTTGATATCGACAAGATGGAACGGCTGATGGCGATGCATGAGCGCATGGTGGCGCGCGATGCCAAAGCCGCGTTCGCCGCAGCCCTGTCCGAAATGCAGCCAGAGCTTCCCGTCATTGACCGGCGCGGGCGTATCGAGGTGCGAGAGAAAGACGCACAGGGCAAACGCAACGGAGAAATCCAGCAGTCAACGCCCTATGCGCTATGGGAGGACATCAACGAGGCAATCCGACCGGTCCTGCACAAGTACGGGTTCGCGCTCGCCTTCCGCATCAAGAAGGAGGCCGATCGCGTCGAGGTCACCAGCGTCCTGTCTCACAACCAGGGTCATTCGGACGAATGCACGCTGAGCTTGCCAATGGATACCACCGGCAGCAAGAACAACGTGCAGGCCATCGGTTCATCGATCAGCTACGGCAAGCGCTACGGCGCGCTTGCGCTGCTCAACATCACGACGCGCGGCGAGGATGATGACGGTCGCAAGGCCGGCGCGCCCGCCAGCATCAACGAGCAGCAGCGGCAAGAACTTTCCGACCTCATGGACCAGACCGCCGTGGATGAGGCGAAGTTCTTCGCGTTCTTCCGCATCGAGTATCTGGCGGAACTCCCGTCGAGCCGGTTCGGAGAGGCCAAGGCCATGCTTGAAGCGAAGAAGGCCCGCAAATGATCGAGATTTTCGACGTTGAGCAAGGATCGCCTGAATGGTTCGCGGTGCGGGCCGGCGTTGTGACCAGTTCGGAGTTCGCAACCGTCATGGCCAAGGGCAAGGACGGCGGTGCCAGTGTCACCCGCGCCAAGTACCTGAGGCAGCTTGCCGGCGAAATCCTGACCGGCGAACCGGCTCCAGAAGGGTATTCGAACGGCTTCATGGCGCGCGGCAAGGAACTCGAGGACGAGGCGCGGCGGCTGTTTGCCTTCATGCGCGATGCCGACCCGATCAAGGTTGGCTTCGTCAAGGACGGTCGCGTCGGGTGTAGCCCGGACAGCCTGCTTGGGGAGCGCTCCGGCCTCGAAATCAAGGTCGCCATCCCGGCCGTGCAAATCGAACGGCTCCAACTTGGCCGTCTGCCGCCAGAACATGTCGCGCAAGTGCAGGGCAGCATGTGGGTCACCGGCCGGCCGACATGGAGCTTCATGAGCTACTGCCCAAAACTGCCTCCGCTGATTGTCGAGGTCGAGCGGGACAACGCCTACCTGGCGCAGCTCGGCAACGCGATGGCGGCATTCCAAGACGAGCTCGACAGCCTCGTGGCTTCGATCCGCACCTATCAGGATTTCAAGGGGAGGGCCGCAGCATGAGAGGAGGTTCATTCTTGAAGCGGCCCCTCACGCACCTTACCGACGAAGCGCGCCTAGAGGCCGCAACCTCGGATCAGCAGCTTTCGGACGTGTGCCGCGACATTGAAGCCCGATTGAAGGCCGAAGGCGCGAGCGTCGAGGACTGGCAGGAATACGAGGAACTTCGCGAGCGGTTCGTCTCGCGCATGTTTGCTGGCGCGAGGGCGTCATGAGCAGGGCCCTGATTGTTCTCTACAGCGCTTTTGACCGCCGCAAGGCCAAGGAATGGATCGACAAGGCACCAACAGGGACCCGCGTGGAATACAAAGCCGCGCGCCGTACGCTCGATCAAAATTCGAAGATGTGGGTGATGCTCACCGAGGTAGCGCAACAGGTCGAGTGGCACGGCACGAAGCTCACGCCAGACGATTGGAAGTTGATCTTCCTCGACGGGTTAAAGCGCGAACTGCGCATCGTCCCTAACCTCGACGGGAATGGCTTCGTCAACCTGGGCCGGTCATCCTCCGATCTGTCGAAAGACGAAATGGCCGACCTGATTACACTGATCGAGGCGTGGGGCCTACAGCATGGGGTGGCATTTGCTGAGCCATCCGAAAGCGAGGCCGCATGATCGTCCTCCTTACAGACCCGGAAGCCATGAGGATGGCGGCATGAGCGTGAACCCTTTCGGCCCACTGTCCGCCGAGGAATTCCAGAAGGCCGTTGATGCGCCCTATGGGCTGGCTGGGGACATCCTCCGCAAGGCGGACCCTCTATGGGGGCGCTCGTTCCCCGAAGGGGAGAAGTCACGATGGAAGGTCGTTTTCCATCAGCAAGTCACCATGTCGGCAACTGCGTACGTGGAAGCCGCGTCCGAGGAAGAAGCTGCTGCCATTGCTGAACACTTCGATACCTCGAAGCTGACCTTCGACAGATACGTCGATTCCGGCGACGACGAAATAGCCTCGGTGGAGAAGGCGTGATGTTCGAATTCAAGCGCCCCGAAACCGCGTTCTCCCTCTCTGGCCGCAACGGACAGAAAAAGCGCCCCCGTGTCACCAATGACGCGCATCTCAAATTCATCCGCAGGCTTCCGTCTCTCGTCCCCGGTGAAGGACCAGTAGAGGCAGCGCATATCCGGTACGCAGACTCACGCTATCGGAAACCCGCAGTTGGGATGGCTGAAAAGCCGGACGACAAGTACGTGATCCCGCTCGCTGCTTCGGAGCACCGCAAGCAGCACGACATGGATGAGCGCGAGTACTGGAAGTCAGTCGGCATAGACCCTGTTCTCGTAGCCATTCTGCTGTTCCAGGCTACCGGCGACGAGGAAGAAGGGGAAGCCATCATACAGCAGTTTGGAGGGTCGAGATGACCGGAACGAGCGAAGTGTTCGACAATGACGATCTGCGGGAACTCGAACGGATGGTACCGGCCGAGCTTATCAGAGAGATCAGCACACAGAACCCGCTTCACCAAGTGTACTTTCGCGCCGGACTGCTGGCGTGCCGGGAGTACATGGCCAGGTTCGTCGAGCAAGGTGGGCATGCTGACATTGCCGCATCGATCCGCGCCAACTGGTGGCCACAACTCGGGGACGACCCAGGCCCCCCGAGGCAATACCGATTTGAGGAAGTCGCTGAGGAATGCACACAGGACAACGGCAAGCCCGGATGGCGCAGCCTGCCGATCTCGCCCAGCTTCGAAGCCCTTGCCGTTGCATGGACGTTTATAGGTGACGGAGGGTCGAGATGACCAATTGGGACATGTACACCGCCATCGACCAAATCGAATGGTGCAAGTTTGAGACAGAGGCCGGGCCTCTGGCGAACAATGTCGCATGGCGCTGGCTGAAAGAGCGCGTCAACGACGGCCCACGCTACGCCATGGGGCAGGTCGTGGAGATGGATGTCGGCGGAGAAATCAACGGCGTTCACATATCGCAGGTCTGCCAGTTCACGATCGTAGGCATCCGCATGGGTAGCGACGACGCGCGGCGCACCTACACCTACGACCTTTCGGATGATCCGCCGTTCCCGTGGCACTACGGCAAGACGAACTTCCCGCATGTCGATGAGAAGAAGCTGCGCCTTCCCAAGGCCCGCAATGGAGACAGCAATGCGTAATACCGACGAGGTTGTCGAAGCGGTACGCAACGGTGGCGCTTGCACCGACGAAGAGCTCCGGTACGCCGTGCGCAACCTGTCCATCTGGCAGAACGGGCTAGTGTTCCCGCTGGCTCGCGCCGTCACCGAAGACCCGGTTAGCCCAAGGACCAAACGCGACCTCCAGCGAGCATACGACAGCATGCGTGAGGGTAACAAGGTTCCTCTCGATAAACGCCTAAAAGGCGGCTTCTTCGAGCCCGGAATATCGCAAGAGGAACGGGTGAACCGCATGGCTTCGACCACTTCCGAAGCAGCGGTGAAGCTTGTCGGCGCACTGCGAGGCATGCGCAAGCCCACCAATGGAGACAGCAATGCCTGACCGGGAAGTACTGAAAGAACTGATCGATCGGGTGGAGAGGGCAAGCGGGCCGGATCGGGAGATCGACAAGGCCATTGCCATCTTTGTCGAGTGGACGGCTACGGGGAAAGAACCGCCTGAAACCGGCACTCCGGATTATTGGTACTCCGACGCCTTTGGGATGCCCGCCTACACCGCCAGCATCGACGCAGCGCTCAGTCTCGTGGAGCGGTTTCGCCCCGGATGGCACTGGTACGTCGATGATCGCACGGCTGCCGTCTGGCCCGAAGGGGTCTATGACGAGTCAGACGTTGCGGCGGCAACTCCAGCACTTTCCATCATCCTCGCCCTTCTGAAATCCCTCACCAGCGGAGACAGCAATGACCGACACCGTACCGCAAGAGCTTTTGAACTGTCCGTTCTGCGGGGGCGCGGCGCGATACCAGCGCAATCCGTATCACGAGGTTTGCTGCGACGCCTGCGATTTTGTTGGACCAGCACGTGGGACACGTGCTGACGCCATCGCCGCGTGGAACCGCCGCACCGACACCGCTGCGCTAAGGGCGCAAGTGGTGGAGGAGTGGCCAGGCGACAATTACGAACAGTACGAGACGGCGCACAATGCCGCAATTGCTGCATACGAAGCCACGTCGCCAACGGACTATCGGTACTCAGCCAGTGCTTTGCGCCACGCTGTGGACGCCGCCATCCGCTCTCTCAATGGGGAGCAGGGATGATGGGGGAACCATGGAAGCCCCGCGCTGGCAAGTGGCCTTGGCGTGAGTTCCTGACGCTGGAGGAACGCGACAAGCTGTCGGAGGCGTGGGACGCGAAGCAGCACTGGCTCGCCCTGAACAAAGAACGCGCGGCCATCACAAACCGCGCGATACAGCGGGCCAAATACGCAGCCCGCGCCGCTCTCTCAAAAGCAGAAGGAGGGAAGCCGTGAGCGATATCCCAGACAGCCACATCGCCTTCGCTCGCGAATTGGTCGCCTTGGCACGGAAGCACAGCATGAACCACTTGCGGGTGGAATTCGACCACAGCGGCACCGCCAACTGGCAGAATGCACCGGATCACATAATCAGGATCGCAAAGACGCATTTCCTCTGGGAGGAGGGGCGGCACGGCGCAAGAACACGGATCAATATGTCACGTGAGGAGACGGCATACTTCGAGGAAATTGAGGAACCGACGCCATGACCACTCCACTCGATAAGGCGGGGCTGGAAGCGGCGCTGCGAGAAGTTGCCGACTGGTTGTTGAAGTCTCGGCTGGTCGGGCACGAGCTGACTGCTGTCCGAGCGGCTGAGACCGTGAAGCACGCCATTGACGCCCTCTCCGCCCTGCCTGCTGCCGGGCGGGAAGGGTCCGAGGGGCTGAGTGACGATATTCTGGTGCTGGTCTGGGAACTGCTCCAGACGATCCACCAGCCGGCGCAAAAGGCTGGTAGTGACTATTGGCACGTGACCGCCGGGAAGCACGCTGAGTTCGGAAAAATCATCAGCGCGCTCCACACCGCCCTCGCCTCCGCCCCACCAGCACCGAGAGCGGAGCCGGTGGCGTGGCACGACTTGGACACCATCGCTGCACACGTGCCGGCCATTAAAGCTGGCTACGCCGAGGCGACAGGGGGGTGTGATTTCCAGTTTATTGCGGCAGAGATCGCCAAGTTCCTCGCCCATCCTGTCCCACCTGTACGGGCGAGGGTGAGCGACGAAATGGTTGAACGGGCTATGCTCGCCAAAACGCCCGGAGGCATGTCCGTTGCTGACTGGATTTGCGCCAAGGTTATCGGTGCATCCAATGAGGTCAAGCGGCAGCATATTCCGAGTGTCATTCGAGCCATTCTGAAGGCCGCCTTGGAGGCCGACCATGACTGACTACAAGGAACTTGAATGGGAAGACCTCCGCCTCGCCCGTACCGCTCTCGCTATGAGGAAGCCATGAAGCTGACCGGACGACAGACGGACGCGCTCAGGGAGCTTGGCTGGTACGGCAACAGTGGAGCGATGCAACACAGGTTGAAGGCAGGCGGGGTCTCGCGGTCGTCGCTGCTGGCCTTGGCATCGAAGGGTTTGGCAGAATGGCAAACGACGACCATCGGATTAGTTGGATGGTTCATCACCGACGCCGGCCGCCGTGCTTTGGAGCAGAAGGAATGAGCACGCTGATCAACATCTGGCGATATATCCGCTGCCGGATGATGGCCCATCCTAGGCTCGATGTCATCCAGACGTTCGGTGCAGCGCAACATGTCGGCTGTCCATATTGTCGGCGCGAGTACGGCATCCATCACGGCATGCGAACCATCATCCCGTGGGACAGCGACTTGGCCGAAATGTACCAGTTGATGGGCTACGATACGGAAACCCCGGCGCACCGCTGGCGGAGGGTACAACCATGAACCGTCTCGGCACCATAGCCCTTATCGCAGTGATTGCCGTACTGGCTTATACCGTGGCCGTGAAGGTGTGGGAGTGGGTGACGTGAGCGCGCTCGATCTGCCCGCAACCGTCAGCCCGGAAGAACTGGCCCGGCATATGGGCTGGTCACCGCGGCGGGTGAAAACGCTCGCACGGGCTATTGGCGCGTGCCGCATTCTGGGCAATCGTATGGCCCTCACCCAGGCAGACGTGGAAGCCATTCTGGAGGCTAGCAGGCCATGCCCCTCAAGATCAAGAAGCGCGGCGAAATCTGGCACTACAGCGGGACCGTCGCCGGCAGGCGACTACGAGGCTCTACGAAGACTGCGCAGCGAACAGAAGCCGAAAAGATCGCCAACGAGGTTGAGCGGCGCTGGCTCAACCGTGATCGCGATGGCATCGCGGCGACCCTGACATTTGCACAGGCATCGATCGAATACCGAAAGCAGGGGAAGGTGCCGAAGTACCTCGAGATGGTCGAGGACCACTGGCAGGACACCCCGGTCAAGATCATTACCGGCGGCGCCATCCGGCGCGCGGCCATCGATCTGCTGCCCGGTGGTTCTGGAGCGTATCGCAACCGAGCGGTGTTGGTGCCCACCATGGCAGTCATAAACTACTGTGCCGGTCTGGACCTATGCGCCCCGGTCAAGGTTCGTCGCTTCGATCACAAGACACCGGAGCGCGAGCCAGCGACATGGGAGTGGGTGCAGGCGTTCATGAAGCAAGCATCGCCGCACCTCGGGGCCCTGGCGTGCTTCATGTTCCTGACCGGAGCGCGGTTGGGCGAAGCGCTGGCAATCCGCTGGCGCGACGTGGACCTGCAAGCCGCAAAGGTCGTGATCGTGATGGGGAAATTGGGCGGGGAGAAACGCCGGGCGCACATGCCGCCCGAGCTGATCGCGGCACTGGCCAACATCCCGTCGAATCGGGATGACGATGGGCAGGTGTTCCCCTATGCCCACTATCGCTCATGCGCGCAGCCGTGGGATGCTGCCATCAAGAGAGCCGGGATCAAGCGGCTGACCGCCCACTGCTGCCGCCATGGCTTCGCTACGTCTATGCTGCACGCCGGCATCGATCCGGTGACGGTCGCGAGGCGCGGCGGGTGGAAAAGCCCGGCGCAACTGTTCAAGACCTATGGTCACGCGATGGAAGACGAGACGGTGACAAACGTGCTGACTGGCACGAAATTGCCACATGCGAAAATTGCGAAGGCATCAACTAGATGATAGTATTGAACAAATGATCGATGCCGCCCGCCTCACGTTAGGGTGAGGTGTCCTGAGGCCGCATGTAGCGGAACGCTTGGAAAAGCGCAAGTGGCAAGGGATTTTGACTGACGACTACCATGCAGGTTCGTGCAGCTATTGTGAGAACGGAGTCGGAACGTGCGGGAACGAGTGGCACAAAACTGGCACACGATGTTCTAGAGATGTTCATGGAGATTGATGATGAGCGCTACGACCGGAATCCAATGGACTGACAGCACTTGGAACGCATGGTGGGGTTGCCAGCGCGTCGGGCCGGGCTGCGACCACTGCTACGCCGAAGCGCTCGACAAGCGTACTGGCGGCGCGCATTGGGGCGCAAAGGCCGACAGGCGGCGCACATCGCAGGCGAACTGGAACGAACCGCTGCGCTGGCAGGCGAAGGCCGACGCTTTCGAGTCCGCGCATGGTCACCGCCGCCGCGTGTTCTGCGGCTCCATGATGGATATCATGGACAACGCCGTCCCGCTGGAATGGTCACATGAGGCGTTCGAACGGATCGAAGCCTGCGACCGGCTGGACTGGCAGTTGCTGTCGAAGCGTGTCGGCAACGTAGAAAGTCGCGTCCCGCCCACCTGGTTGCGTGGTGGGTGGCCGAGGCATGTCGGAATGATGATTACCGTGGTGACGCAGGATGAGGCGAACCGCGACATTCCCAAGCTGCTGCGCCTCAAAGCGCAGTACGGGATTCCGTGGGTCGGGCTCAGCATGGAACCCTTGCTCGAGCGCGTCGACCTCTACCGGATGCCGGAGATGATCGACTGGGTGATTGTCGGCGGGGAGAGCGGGAACGGTTCGCGCCCGTTCGATACCGCTTGGGCGGCCGATATCCTTACCCAGTGCGCCGGGTTCGGTACGCCGTGCTTCGTCAAGCAGCTCGGCGCGAACGTGCTCAAGAACGGCGTGGCTTGCCCGAAGGGTGCGAAGAAGGGTGACGACATGAACGAGTGGCCGGAAATGATCCGCGTTCGTCGGATGCCGCTCGCCTTGGCGGCCTAACCAACAGGAAAGGGGGTGATGCCGAATGAACAGTGTAGATGACACTATTTCGCGCCTGATACGCGGCCCTGGTCAGCAAATCTAGTTGACCGGGGCCGACAAATCCAGAGAAGCATGGAGATATGAATGAAGCCAGAAGGTTGGAGATACCCGGTTTGGGAACTGGTAGACGACGACTACTGGCATTTGCGTCAAGGTGGAACGCTGGTCGGGGAAGTCTACCGGCGGGACGATGGAACGATCAAGTGGCACTGCAAAACGTCTGATTGGCGGGATACCTACGCTGCGACGATTGAGCAGGCCAAAGCCGAGTGCGAGTGCTCATTTTGGAAGGAAGCGTGGCATGTAGCAGTTGAGGGCAAAGGCCCTAAGCCGGCTGCCCATTATCCCTTACCAAGGGAGCACTGCCCTTTGATACGCCTATGGAATTGACTGGCTACACGCGGATTACACGCAGGAGAGAGGTTTGAAATGACCGAGTGGCGGACTATCGATAGCGCGCCGAAGGATGGGACGGAGATACTACTCTGGGGCATGTGCGAGCGCGACGGCAGCTATTATGCGGCAGATACCAACCTAGGTTGGTGGTACGAAGATATGTGGCATACACGGCAAATAGACGAGGGAATCGATCCCACCCACTGGATGCCTCTACCCCCTCCCCCATCCAACTAACTGAGGCAGGGGAATAAGGAGAGACGACGATGACGGCAGAGCGCGTAGTCGAACCAGGCACCCGGATTCACTGCGGGAGAGGGCAGGTGCTTGAAGTCACCGACTACACCGCCGTTGGGGTCGGTGACGTGCTATACTGCACCATCAGGTGGATTGAATCGAGAGATGAACGAAAGCGGGCGTGGGATAGCCGCTCTTGGTGGCGGAAGTTGTTCGATATGCCGCCCAAAGGATACGAACCGTATGTGGAACCAGTGCAGAGCATCTTTGGCTCGCTGTTCGGTTCCCTGTTCACTCCCTCTCGATAACCTCAACCCTGTGCTCTACTCTCCCATTCTTGCCAGAATGGCTCCGGCAGACTGTACCGTTGAGCGGGACAGTAGCCCACCGTGCTGCACTTCATCGGTCAGCACAGCTTTTGCCAGTTCCACCGGTCGGGCAAGATACGCCTTGGTGAACCTGTCGCAGAATATCCGGATCGACCTGTCGTCAAGGACGATGCCCTCGGCTTCACACTGCGCGAGGACATCGCCCATAACGTCTGTGATCTCGAACAACAGCCGATGCCGGACGTTCATGCGAAGATGCCAATGGGCGTCCAGCCGCTCAGTTTCTCCGCCGGCAGATATGCGGCAAGCGGCTGTGGCGAGGTCAGGCACCCGCCAATGACGAGGCCGAAGAACAACTGCCCGTCCATCTCGGCAATGAGCACGTCCGTCACCGAGGACATGTCGGGTGCAGTGCCGGTCTTGAGCGCGACGGCTTCAGCGAGCGCGGCCAGGAATTCGACCTTGCGGTCTTCCTTCAGCACTTCGAACTTGATCTTTTGAGCGTCGAGTTGTGCCATCACGTCGGAAAGCACGAACTGGCATGACGGTGCAGCTAAGGCAGGGAACGACATGGCGAGCGCAAGCGCTGCCGCAACAAGAAGGCGCATGGTAGGCTCCAAATGTTTGGGGGGACAGGTTGCGAAACGCTTATAGCCGTTCCGCTATACCACTTTCGCGAGTATGGTATAACGGCTGATTTAGCTAAGCGTATCGCTCGGCCAGCTCTTTTTCGGACCAGTAACGGGCGCTTTCGATCTGCCCGTCTCTCAGGGTCAATTCTGACACGCCGTAGGTCCATCCCGTGGTCGCAAGCCCGGCGTACTGCTTGATGTAGCCCTGCGGCATGAAGCTGCCGGTATTGTAGGACTGGATGGCGTTGCCGATGCCGATCTTGGGGCGCCGGGCGAAGTGGTGCTTGTGGGTGTGGGAAAAGACGATGGAGAACGTCGTTTCGTTCATCACCAGGTTTTCGACTGTCTTGCCGCCGTACTCCCTGCCCATCCCGTTGATGGGGACGTGGATGAACCCGACGCCCTCCAGAAACAGCCACTCCCGATAGTTCCGCTCGGTCCAGCCGTAGCGGGCAAAGACCTGCGACAGCGGGATGGTATAGACTCCCATCGAAGCGGGGTTGTTGGCCTCGAACCGGTCGGCCCGGTGTTCGTGGTTGCCCTTTAAGTGATAGCGCGGGATGCTATCACTTGAGGGAGCCGTGGCGTTGAATTCGCCATAGGCGTCCGTTAGGCTTTCGATCTCGGAGAGGAACCCCGGCCGGGCGCGGTCATCGACGGAACCCGGAACCGCGTGCACGGACAGGCTGTCCAAATCGAGACTGTCGCCGAGGTCTATGATGTAGTCGGGGGTGAGTTCGGCCGCGAGCATCCCGGCATGTCTAAATCGGGACTTGTCGGGGATCAGCGGGGAGTCGTGGGCGCATCCCCACACGAACACCCGGATTGGCCTGCCAAATGCGTCAGGTGACGGCTGATAGGTTGAGCGGGCCGGAACACGGATACGGGGCTTTTCGGGCTGTACGTGAGGCTGTAGCCCGTCTAGCTGCGCTTTTTCGAGGCGATTGGTGAATGTGCCTCGGTCCATGCGAAGATTGCGGGCGGCTTCGGATGCATTGCCGTGCGCATCGTGGTATGCATCGACGGCTTCCTGCATCTGTTCGCGCGTCAGGGGGCGCGTGGGCATCTAGTGACCTTTCCAGAAGGTCAACCCGCTGTTTACCAGCCAGATGATGGCCCCTAGAACCGCCGCAATGAAGAACCACCCTATCTTGGCGGCGGTGCCGTTGACGCCGAGACGAAGGGATCGGAGGAACATCAGATCGCGGCGGGCCTCGTCTATGTGGTCCGCGCCATCGAGGCGGAGGCCGGCGTCTCCCATTTCCTCGCGGAACACTTGCCGCAGTTGGGCGAGCTGGGCGGGTGAAAATGCGTCCTCGCTCATTTACCGCCCTGCAATTGATTGGTGATTGAAATAGGCACGGGGCAGGCTCCTTGTGTGTTCAAGGGGTTTGTCCTAGGCGCGGGAGGTTGCGCAAACAGCCTCCCGTGCCGCTTGTCGAAGTCGGCCAGATTTGATAGATATTGCGCGCTGGCAGCACACGGTACTGGTCGCTGATCTAGAAACGGGCCAGAAGGTGGTTCGAATCCACCGGGCTGCCGGCGCTGTTACCAGTTATTCACTCCCACTCATTCGTATCTGGGTTGTAGACCCGCTTACCTTTCGGTCGCATCACCTTCGGGTCAGGATGGGCATATTGGTCATCGGTAGGAACGTGCTTGCGGGGCCAGAATGCGGCCACCAGTGCCAGCAGACCGAGCGCGACACCCAAGCCCGCCTTCCAGCCGCCAATCTTGCTGGCGAGCACGATAACCCGGTCGATGATGCCCCACAGCGCTAGCACGGCCCCAGCCGCGAGCATGACATGCGCCCACCAAGGCCAACCCAAGAACCAGTTCCACAGCGCCTCGGTAATGAAGCCGCTCATTTTGCCACCTCGCTATCGAGCGCATCGGCCAGTTCGGCGGCCTTCTTTGAGGCCCACCAGCGATAGGCGAAGCCACCCGCCGCCACGAGAACGCCGACAACCACAATCCCGACCACGATGGCCTTGACCCAGCCGAACGCCTGGAATGGCTCCAACTGGTCCTTGGCCCCATTGAGAACCTGGTCGAGCGATGCACCGCCACCAGCACCAGCCACACCACCGCCGGCCGCCATGTCGCCGGGTGTCTTTGGCGGGGGCGCCTTGGCATCTTCCGGGCGGGCTTTTTGTGCACCAGTCGGGGAATATTCAGCCGGGGCAGGTGTTGACCCCATAGCCCACGCCTGCCCCGCCGCCTCGACGCCGCTGATGCGACGGAGCCAGCCACGCCCAAACGTCGGCCACGTCTTGAGCGCCCGCAGGAAGGTTTCGCGGCGATCGATAATGCGGGAGATCAGCGCGTCGTGGTCGGCATCGTCCGCAATGGCGTTGAGCGTGATGTTGCCCACCACCCCATCAACCTGCTTCCCGGTGAAGCCAAGTGCCCGCTGCAGCCACTTGACCGACTGGCGCGGCCCGGAATGGACGGCACCATCGAACACAACATAATCCACACCAACGGGGAGATCGTCCCCACGGATTACGTCCCAGTACTGTTCCCGGTAGATGCTTTGCAGTTCGGCATCGTCGATGGCCTTGACGGTGCGCTGGGCCAGCCCGCGCTTTGAACGGAAGGCGTCATAGACCCGTTGGGTGATCCCGCGCATAGTCTTGCCGCCGGGGTCTGCTGGATTGTTCGAATAGCCTCCTTCGTGCACCAGCACGCGGGCAAGGCTGTCGGCATAGGACGTTGCCGCCATTGAAATCTCCTAGATCCGAATGAGGAAGAACCCGACCGTCGCGACCGACAGCCCGATCAGCACCCATCGGAACGGATGCCCTACTGTGAGAACGGCTGGCCACGCTGCCGCGAGAAGCCCGCAGACAAGCGCCGCCACACCCGTCAGATTGAGTGCGAGCATGGGATGCTCCGATGTGGATTGGGGTTTAGACCGCCAGTGCGATGCGCCAGGCGGCGTCGATTTCATCCGAGGTCATGCCAACGGATGGGGCTAGTTCAGTGAATAGCGGGTGGGACCGAGCGAACTCTTGCCCACTCCGGTAGAGCACGCGGGCCATGATCTTGGCGTTCAGTTCCGCCTCGGTCTTTTCCGGCATCGCCTCGATTGCGGCCTTGATCCCTGTATCGAGGCCGAGCTTTTCGATGATGAATTCGAACTGGATGCGGTTCAGGTCTTTGAGCGGAACGCTCTCGAGGGTGTAGAGGTAGGTGACGACGCCATCGATCCGCTCGACGCGCTTGCCGACAACGACCTGTCCAGTAGGCACGGTCGGTTCAACAGGCGCATAGAGCCCGAGCTTGGCCAGTTCATCCGACGACCACAAGTCCCCGATGTTCGGCTGGTAGCTGATGCCGTCGATCTTTTCCTTGCCGTCCCACTCGCGGAAGGTCTTTCCGTCTTCCAGGTACAGCGTCATGTGAACCTCACATAGCCTGAGATCAGGCCGTTGACCGCTCCGTTATCGCCGGTGTCAATGCTTTGGTCGGATGGGCTGGAATTATAGAGCGTGTAGCCCATGCGGCATTCCGGGCCGCCGGATGGGCCATCGTTGGTCAGGTTGGTCATCGAGGGCGTTTCAGTCACAAACGCCGGGATCGCCGCGCCAGACTCCTGCGTTGCCGCAAGGGCGAGCACGATCAGCGGAGTCGAAACGCCGGACGCCGACACGGTCTGCGATGTTGGGTTGCCAGCCGTGACTTCGCCGTTCCATGTTGATGCCGTGACGGTCGTGATTGCCGACGATGGACGGAACACCAAAAGGAACTTGGTGCCGCTCGACATGCCGGTAACGCTTGACGTGCTGGTGAGCACCTTTTGGCTGGCGATCAGCCGCAATGCCCCACTTGGATTGTTGTAGATATCCTTGATCGATGTCCAGCCGCTCGGAACCACCGACGTGATCGAAGACCCGGACCCGGACTCTGCCGCGTCGAGCAGGATGGCCCAATCGCCCACAATCGTCCCGGACGGCATGCTGATGCTTGCCGCGTTGGCGGTGGCGGTCCCAACCAGGGTGAGTGTCAATGATCCGCCCGCTCCGGAGCCCCCGGAGCCGGCCCCGTTGAAAGCCGGTATCGCCTTCAGACCCGTGAACATCAGGCAATCGCCTTGATAGCGGAGATCAGGATGCGACCCGATGCAATGACATCGTAATAGAGGAGGTCCTGCGCGGCGGCGGCGGTAGAAAGTACCGGGGCGGACCCGCCGGCAAACTCGTAGTCGGCATGATAGGCCAACGTCCGGGACCCGGTGCCATCCTGAACAACCCGGATGCGCCCGGTGCGATTGACCACCGCATTGGACATGGTGCCCAAGGTGCGGTTGCCGCCGAGCGTGACCACGGCGTTGATGAATGTAGAATTGTCCACCGTGATCGTCGCCGCGTCGGTCAGCGTGACCTCGTTGGCGGCGGTGTAGACGATATCAGTGGTGAGAACCTTGTCAGCAGTGTTGGCCTTGACTTGGGTGGCTGTCGCCTCGTCAATGGCAATGGTCGGATTGCCGGATACGCCGTCTCCATTGGTGACGGTGACCGGGGCGGTGCCGGTGATGGTCCTCAGGGCGTAGGTATTCGAAGCGGTGCGGGCGAGGATGCCGGTTGAAGCCAAGGCTTCCAACGCCGTGAGGTCCGCCCCGACGATGGACGCGCCAGCCAGGAGCGGCACCGCGTCGAGAGTTTCTAGCGTTGTCCCGCCGGAGGTCTTGAGCACCACCTTAAACGGGTCGGTATCGACGTAGATTTCCGCGAAGTATCCAGCGCTGTCTGCCACCACGGGCTGGGCGTGCGGCGTGACCTTGCCCGAGTCCTGGTAGACCGTGATATCCGTGGTCGTGCCGGACTGGTAGAAATAGAGAAGCGCCCCGGAATATGGGTTGCCGTTGGCATCCACCGCCTGGAAGCGGGGGGTGAAAAGCATGGTCATGTTGGAATCCCGCTAGAGGTTTCTAGTGTAGTAGATGCCGCCGCTTTCGCTCATGAACGCCCCGCCGCCGAGGTCGGTGTATCCCGCCGGAACGCCGCTGGACGAAGATGAACTCCCGCCTTGAGACGTTGAACTGGACGACGTTGGGGACGTGGACAGGGCCGACTTGACCGCCATGGGCTGCTTGGCGAACGTGCCATCGGCCTGCGCGATATAGGCCCGGCCGTTCAGCAGGTACGACTGTCCGACCGTGTAGAGCCTGCCCGTGGAGCTGCCCTTGAAGGTCTGGGCGGGTGGAGGCGCTGCAACCTGTGGGGCGGCCTGATAGGCGGGTTTCGACACAGTGATGGTCTTTGCCGGCGCCGGAGGAATGTACGGCTTCTTGGCCGGGATGGGTGCGCCAGTCCCCTGAATGGCGGCAAGCTGGTTGGCTGTAATCATGCCCCCGGTGGGGGCGGTCTGGACCTGTGACCCGTCCCCGTACTTTGCAACCCATTCCGCATAGGCCGGGTTGGCGATGGTCGAGACGATGGGCTTCAGGGTGTTGGCAGGCTTTGGCTCCGGAACGCCCCAGCCGGTGGTCTGTAGTGCCGGATTGGCGAACGTGTCGGTCAACACCTTCCCGTAGTCGGGAGTGGGCTGCCCACGGCCCATCATGCCGGGCTGGAACGTGGGGGACGGGGAAAGCGTATTGCCGCCAGAGGTCGATTTCGCCGCGTTGCCGGCAATGGACAACGCCTTGTCAGCCGCTCCGCCGAGGAAGTTCCCGATGGACAGCGCCGCCCCACTGGCCGTATCGGCTAGGGGCTTCAGTGCATTCGGAGCACTCGATGCGCCGGCCGTGATGCCCTTGATGGCTTCCCCGACCTTGGCCCGGATCAGCCCACCTGCGGCAGTGTTGCCTCCAGCTTCCGACGCCTTGACGCCCGGAGCGATCTCGTAGCTGACCTTTTCGAACGAAACCTGACCGCCCGGCCCCATGACGGCGCGTTTGCTCGTCCCATCCGCGAACGTGTAGACCTTGCCGATCTCGACCGTCTTGCCGTTGACGGTGCCGTACTGCTTGGCGGGCGCGGTGGGAACGGAGGGTGCCGGAGCCACATTGCCGGCGCGGTTGGTGGTATCGAGTACGTTGGGGCGCTGTGTCTCTTGCGCATTGGCAGGCGTGCCGCGTTCCAATACCTGACGCGGCGGGGCGGGCAAGCCGGCAGCCGGGCCTTCAGGGCGCGCGCCGCCCGGTGCGGTTGGAATAGACGGGTTGAGCGCCCCAGGCGATATCGACCTGGAATTGAGCAAGGAGCCCAGACCCTCGTCCATCAGCGTGGCACGCGCCTGGACGTTGCTCTGGTCCATCTTGGGCGCATTGGATGCACCCGTGCGGGCCTGCAATGCGGCAGTGAGGGCTTCCGTTACGTTCCCGCCCTTGGGGACCGTGAAGTTAAGCAGACCGGTTTCAAGCCAGTTGTTCCATTCGGCTTCACCGGCCGCCCTGTCCGGTTCTGGACGCAGCGGTGCAGCATAGGTCACGCTGCCATCCGGATTGCCGCTGACCCGCATGACCTTGGATTGCAGTTCAGCAGCCGAGTATCCAGCGGGTTCCGGCAGGGTGGGTGTGACCGACATTGCCGCAGTGGAGGTATCGCCCATCGATGCGGCGGTCCTTGCCGCCTGCAGTCTCTGCCGTGCCGAGGCAAGGGCGGGGGAGACAGGGGCTGCAGTGGCCGGCTGTCCGCGTCCCACCATGCCTGGCTGATAGGTCGGCTGCGGTGACTGCGGGTCAGGACGCGGGCGAGGCAGCGGCGTGTTCTGCAGGTTGGCGTAGAACTGCGTGCGCTTCTGGTCGAGGATGCGCGGATTTGCCGTGACCGGGAAGGCTTCATTGGTGAGGCCGAGCGGGGGGCGGGGCTTCCCATTGAGGCCAACGGAAACAGCGCCTGGGAACTTCGCCTTTTGCGCCGCCGTCAGGCCTTTGTCCCATGTGCCACCGAGCATCCCGAGCTTGTCGCCCGCGAGGTCGAAATGCATGAGGTCGAGCGCACCGTACTTGCCCTTTCCCCCGGAGAAATATCCTCCCCAGCGAAGATTCTTAGACAACTCAGGGTAGTACTGCTGTTGCACCTGCCGGACGGTCTGCGCGAACTCCTCATAGGTGCGAAACGACGGCCCACTCTGATAGTCCGGAATCTTTTGGCCGGTCTTTGGGTCGATCAGCGTGACGTCGATGGCGTTCTTCTTGCCGTGCTGCCTGCTGTCGCCCTCGCGATAGCCGGACCTGAACTCTACGTCATATCCGGACGCGGCCGCAGCTTTCTCCAGAATGTCGATCAGCGCCGCGTTGGCGCCTTCGCGATACTGGTTGGCATATGAAATGTTGCCCATGGTCCGCCTTGACGTAAACAAAATCGCGGCCCACCCTCCCCGACCATGAGGAAAGTCACCGTTCTTGCTGTTTTGTTGTTCTCGCTGAGCCCCGCCATAGCCGGGGCGGCTGACGAGGATGCTTATGTGGCCTGCGTCGTAGGGAACGCAGTAGTCGCGCTGCACAACGGCCAATTGGTTGACGATGCACAGGCGTCGGCCGCCAAAAAGTGCGAGCCGCTATATCCATATGGCCCAGGCGATGAGGAGGAGGGCATGGCCGACTTCCTCTATCACCTGATTTGGGACATCTCGGCGTCTTCGATGCTGCCGCCGCAGCCCAAGGCTAACTGATGCCAGACATTGACCTGGAGCCGAAGCACTACCGGGTTAAGCGAGGCCGTCGTTTCTATCGCTACACGTCAAGCTTGCCGTTCACCATTGGCGCTTGGTTGTGCGGCGCTTGGGCAGTCGTTGGGGGCTGGCTCGCTGCGATGCATCTGCCGTCTACGCTGACATGGGCGTGGATACCAATCGCCGTCGCGCCTTTTTGCGCGCTGTTCCTTATTGCCCTGCGGCGCTTAGGCGAAGAGACCGTAGAAGCCCCCCGCGTTCCGCTTCGTTCTCGCTTCCGGCGCCCAAAGCGCGAACGCCGGATAAGACCGCAGGACCGCCAGTGGCAGATGTACTGGGAAGACTGAGCGTATTGCCAGCCGGCTTCCCCGCCCCAGCCGCGATAGACAGACGGAGTTGATTGGCTGTCTTTTTGGCCCCGCCTGCCGTTAGTCCCTTCACGGCAGCGCCACCAATCATGGTCGCGCCAGCGCCGATCATGCCTCCGGCAACCCCGCCAAACAGAACGCCACGCAAGCCGCTGAGCCAGTCGCTGATCTTGTCGATCTTCCCGCCCATGACGAACTGGCGCATCATCTGCAACTCGCCGGGAGAAAATCCGAGGCTTTTGCGGTCTGACTTGAGGATGGTTCGGAACTCGTTGCGTAGCGATTCCGAGCTGAACCCGCCCTTGGCAATCTCAGCATTGGAGATCGCTTTTTCGACCTGACTGAGCTTCTTGAACAGCGCCCAATTCTGCTTCCCGGTGGAGTAGCCAGATTTGACGGTCGCGCCGGTTCCCTTCGCAAAGGCGGTATCCGGCAGCGCCTCGAAGTACTTGTCGAACTCGTCAAGCAGCATCTTGCCGATGCGGGATTCCCCCGGTGTCTTGCTGCCCGCCACGGATTGCAACGCCTCCTCAAGGCGCTGGAACTGTTCGAACGTCATCGGCTTGCCGCTGTAGGCATCCGCATCCTTCATGGCGGTCCTGACCTGCGAGAACGTGCTGGCCAGTTTTCCATCGGGGCGGACGAGCCCTTCTTTGTCCAGCACCGTGCGCAGCGCGTTCACCAGTCCCGGCGTAGCATCTGCCGCGATCTGCGATCCCTTGGCCTGCGAATATGCGGCCTGCGACACTGCCTTGATGTCGGCCGCTGTAGGGATTCCGCCTTCCGCCATTCCCTTGGCCGCCTTGGGCACGATAGCCAGCGTATTCCCCGGAAGCGGCTTAGGAGCCCCCTTGGGAACGCCTGGCGAGAACATGGTGGTAAAGCCCACACTGCGCGCGACGGCTTCGTCCGATACCGGCTTGGCGGGGTCCATATCCACCTTGCCCGAGTACACGTCGCCGGGGAGTTTAAACGCATCGTAGGCGCCCATGACGACGCCGGGCACTGCCATCTTGCGCTCACCGGTCGCGGGGTTCTTGGCGATGGGTAGCAGCGTCCCGCGTTCCCAGCCGGCGGCTTCTTCCTGCGGCGACAGACCGCCACCGGCATCAAGGCCCTTCACCGCGCCCTCGATGTACGGAGCCTGGTTGGCCTTCAGGTCTTGTGCCTTGTCCGCAAACTTGTCGAACATGACAGCCTTGGGGTCAGCCGCCTGCCGTGCAGCATCGGGGAATTTGTCCTCGATCAGGGCGCGGATTTCTTCCTTGGGCATGTCATCGGGGAACGAAACCTTCGTGCCATCCGGCATGCGTACGATCTGGCTCATGGCGTAAAGTAGTCCGTCCAATCCACCACGTTATCATTCGCCCCGGCGCTGGCGTCATACTTCTCCGGCTCGCGGATGAAGCGCTTCGGATCAACGCCGGCAGCCTTGGCGCGCTCCGTGAACTGCGCGTTGATGTCAGCCAAGTTCCCCGCCGACTGCGCATAGAGCGCCTCGGCATTCTTCACGAACTCCTGCCTCTGAGACTCGGGCAAGCGCTGGCCATTGAGGATGCTCGTCACGAAGCCCTGTATCTGCTCGCCATAGTCGCCGGCCTGCGCAGCAATCTTGAATTCGCTTTCACGCACCACGGAGCCCGGATCGAGCATGCGCATGTAGCCGTAGATCAGGCCCATGTCGCCGGCGCCGGACTGCTGCTTGGCGCTTTCCTTGACGCGCTCGAAACTGCTTTTCACCGTCTCATATGTCTTGACTGGGTCGGAATTGGAGTATTGCTGGAACAGGTCCTTTTCGTTCCCGAACGTATCCGGCGGCTTCGGCGGATCGTCGGCCTTCGTATCGCCCACGGCATAGAAGCCATCTGGGTGGGTCTCATCCACCGGCCCCATATAGCCCTTCTGCTCCTTGCCGCCCTTGTAGATGGTAACGATCTCTGGTGGCTTCTGAGGCGCATCGGTCGGCTTGTCGCGATAGTCTCCGATGACGCCCCCTGTGCTGGTATTGACCAACTGACCGTTAATGACTGTTGGAGCCGGTCCCTTCTGCGCATCTGCCAACTGGAGCTCAAACTGCTTCTTCGCCAGTTCGAACTTTTCCCCATCACGCACGAACTGCAGGACGTTCATTGAGCCCTTGGTGATGGTCCGGAGCAGTTCGGGGTTCTGCTTCACCTTTTCGGCCAACGGGCTGCCATGCAACATGCCGAGAGCTTGATTGAGTTTTTCCGGATCGATCGGCCCGTCCGGATTTCCACCCATCACCCCCAGTCCGACCGTAGCCAGTTGTTCGAAAGCCTGCGCTTCCTGCTGCTGACGGGCCTGCTGCTGGGCCATACCATTGTTGTAGCCCTGCGTGAAGTTGGCGCCGAACTGTGTCGGCTGGACCTGCAGGGCGAGGGTATTGTCTGCCATCTGCCTTTACCCCTGCACGTTCGCAGCGTGACCACTGCTATTCGAAACACCATACGGCTGATAGCTGGCCCAGGTGCCGAGCGTGTTGCCGATATTGTTCAGCGCGCCGGTCCATGCATTGGCGCCGCCGACATAGCCGGATGCCCGTGCGGCCCCCGCGTCCTGCATCAACTGGCCCTGCGTCAATGCGGAGTTACTGGCGAGCGTGTTGTTCTGGTTCACCTGCGTTTGGCCGCCCCCAGCCATCGCCGAAAGCCGGTTGAGATAGGTGCCGTATTCCTGGTTGGCGAGGCCACTTCGCAGCTTCGTCAGGGCCTTCAGCGCCGCGCCGGAATTCTTCATGCCCAACGCGGACAGGTGATTGATGGCCCCTTTCTCCGCCTCGTCCACCATGAATTGGTAGCCCGGCGTCTTCTGGAAGCCGAGATACCGCGCCTGCGGCGTCTGGGTTGGCGTTGGCGTAGGGGTGGTTGTGGGTGGCGTTGTCCCAGGACGTTGGCCGCCGTCCCGATAGCTACTGGTGCCCGGCGTGGTGGTCGGCGTACTGCCGGGCGTTGGGGTGGGCATAGCTGGTAGCGTGAACCCTTCGAACCCAAGTTCGCCCATATACGCAGCAAGGGCCTGACGGCCGGCATCCAGCCACGGAGCCGCGTCAAGGCGGCTTTGCGCAAGCGTGGCCTTCTGCAGTTCCAGCGCCTGCAGCGAGGCATCGGTTTGAGACTTTGCCGCCTTGTCGGCAGCGCTCGACCCGAACAGGCCGCCAAGGATCGAACCGCCCGCTGAAATCAGCGCGGCCAGGGTAATCGGGTCCATGTATTGGAACTCCTAGGAGATAATGGCGCGGTCCTGAACGCGGCGCCAGTTTGTGCCATCGGAGAACGCGACGGTTGCGCCGCCGGTTTCGTTGGACACGTAGATCAGGCCTTGGGTGTAGTCCGCAGCCGCAGGGGCCCCGGCCACGGTGTAGGTTTCGAGCCGAATGGGGGCGAACGCAGTCCCGATTCCGTCGCGCCGCATGTAGAGTTCATCGCTCAGCGTCTCGGTGAGGTAGACCGTGCTGGTCCCGACCAGGTCGCCGTTTTCGTCCCACCGCGCCACCTGCCCGGAAGTGCCCGCCGTCCCGGTGACGACCCAATTATCTTCCCCGGTGCGGGTCTTCAGGCTGTTGGTGCCGATGTTCTCTAGCGTGTTGCTATCGCCGCTGATGGTCTTGTTCGTCAGGGTCTGGATGCCGTCGATAGTGGCCCCGGCCCCTTCCCCGTTCTGCGACAGGACGATCTGCTGCAACAGCCGTTGGGCCTCGGCGGTCAGCCGTCCGTCCCTGTCGGTCCATTGCATGCCGGGATAGAAGCCGAGCGTGGTCAATCCGTATCTACCTCGACCTCTGCCAGCGCGGCCATGATGGTGAACCGCGCATTATCGGAGCAACTGACCTCGATCGTGGGTTTCGGTCCCCATCCGAGGTTGCGCCACACTGCCCGGTGCCGGTAATTGCCTGTGTCTCCAAGGGTCCGGGTCTTGATGAGCCCCCAGGTTTCCCCATCGGGGGCAAAACGGAGCATCACGTCGGCCGTTGAGCCCGTGGGCGACCGCCCGACCTCGCAGTCCAGCATGAAGGCGGGCACCGACATGTTGGCCCCATTGGCGTCCCCCGGCGCCCCACGGGCCAGCCGGAGCATGGTGCTGCTTTCGTCGGTGTTCACGTCCTCATCGAGCGTCACGATGCCAGTAGGCGTCGAGAAATAGCGGGAATAGCCCCCCGCCGACCCGATAATGCGCCAGTCGTCATAGCCGTAGGTGGAGCAGTAGTTCCAGAACCCCGTCGCGAGGTTGTACTGGACCGTCAATTCACCCGGAAAGCGGAACACGATGAACTTCTGCCCGCCGGAGGTGTATGAAAACGCCTCGCAATCATCCAAGGCAGCTTCCGTCACGTCGAGGATGGCCCGCTCGATGGGTCCAGTGGACACCCGCACCGGGCGGTATCCCTCGAGACGATAGATCACCCTGTCATCCCCGATGAACATGGTGGTGTTGTCCTCGGCGACGATGGCATTCTCTGCCGCCAAGCCCCTCTGGATTTGCGAATTGGTCAGCGCCTGGAACGGGAAATCGCTCGCCCCCGTCAGTTGCCAGACTTCAATGGTTCGCGTGCCGCAAAGCAGCGCCTGGTTGTGGTCGATGAATATCCGCCTCAAAGGGTCGGGATGGGCTTCGGCCGTCGCGAAATCCAGCGCATCCACGCTGTCGAAGTCGTTGATGCCGGTGATGTACCACTGCCCCGTATCGGGGACCGAGAATATCCCCCAGCCCCCTTGATAAGCCAACGGCCCGACCGGCACGCTGTCCGGCGTGGTGATCGTGGCTATCGAGGACCCGTTGTAGACGTAGCCCAGCGAGCCATCCGAAATCATGATGTCGTTGTTGTCGTTGAACACCATCCAGCACCGCCCGGAGCTGGAGGTAATGGTGCCAAGGCTGCTGCTCAGGGTCGTGCCGTCGAAGCGGTAAAGCGCATTACCGATAATCAGGTAGTCGTAGCCGTCCCCGTCGTTGTGCTCGTGGCAGCGCTTTTCGGAGGTATTGGAGACAAGCCGGGTCAGGCCCGCCCTTTGCCTTCGAATGAGGCGTTTCCGTCCGGACGCCTCGATCTCGGCATACATGTTGACGAGCGTTTCGCGGCTGTTCTGGATGACCGTGCTTTCGCCGGCCTGTGTCGCGAACGGGACTTCCACATACATCAGCGCGGCCTCGAATAGGTCGCCGGCAGGATGAAGATGGAGCTTTCGCCTTCATCGATATCGAAGGCCTTGATGCTGGAATACGCTTCCGCTGCCTTGGCCTTGATCTCTGCGGCCCTGGGAGTCCCGATCTTGTTGTAGATCGGCGCCAGGGTGTCGGCGAGGCCGTAGACCAGCGCCATGTACCATTCCTGGGGAAGGTCGAAGCTATCCCCCGATGCGTCCATGTCCATGACGCGGCGGCGGTAGGTGAAGGTCACGTCGTAGAGGCTGTCATCCGGCTCGGGCCAGATATAGAGCGTGCCGGAATCCCGCTGGCGGTCGTAGTACCACTGAGTGGGATACCCCTCGGTGGTCCGGGTGGGAATGCGGTAGTAGTCCTCCCGCGACAGGCGGGTCATTTCCAGTTCTGCTCCGCCGTCGTGGGACACCCGCATATGCAGAATGTCCACCGGGACAGTCGTGAAATCCCCCGCTGCTGCGAACGAATAGGAGCCATCGGAGTCCACTAGGGTCAGCGAGCCTTCGGTCAGGGTCCAGCCCATGACGCCATCGGCCTGCCATGCCTTGAGCATGTAGTTGAGCCACTTCAGCCCACGGGTCAGCTCGTAGGCCTGCAGCGGCTCTTCCTCGCCACGCACCCCGAGCAATTCGAGGGCGTCAACGATCAGCTCATTCGCGGTTCGCGCGAAATCCGTCGAACTCGAGACTGTCATGGGTGTTCCTAGATCAACGCAGCCATTGCGAGCGCGGAATCGAAGGTGTGCTGGCCCTGCATGCCGAGGATCAGCGCCACCTTCTTGGTGAATTGGTAGGCGTTGGCGGTAGTCGAGTATCCCGTGCCGCCGAGCGCCAGTTGCGTCAGCGACGGGTAGGTCACGGTCTTGTCAGACCCCGGATCGGACGATCCGATAGCCTGGCAGGCCGCAAAATCCGGACCGGCCGCGAAGGCAAAAACCTGCGTTCCCGTGGCGGCCGTCTTGACCGTGATGCTGGCATGCGCAGTTCCGCCCGCAGTCACGGCGAAAACCCAATTCCCGCCGCTCTGGTAAATCTGCACGCTATTGGTGCTGGTCCCGTCGCTGAGATGCAGCAGGGCTTCGGAGGAACCGAGGCGCTTGACGTTGACCTCCAGCACCCCGCCCACGCCATAGGCCAGTTGATTGCCCAGCCCGCTGAGCACCTGCTTGTTGCCCGTGACAGAGGCTGTTGCCGAGGTTGTCAGGATAGGTGGAGAGGCATACCCACCAAGCTCAACCTGCGCCCCCCACAGCAGCAGGGTTGTCCCGGTTCCGGCATAGGTCGGGAAACGGGTCGCGGTCCCCGAATTGACAAAGATGACGAAGAACTGCCCCGACGTTCCCGTGACCGTGACCGTAGCGGTGCACCTGTACCAGTCATCGTCCAGCGCTTCGATTGTCGCGGTAAACCCGCTCGATGCACTGACCACGCCGCTCTGCAGGTCGAAATTCGCATACCCGCTGCCGCTGATCGCCCCGGTCATCGCCAGTTGCATGTAGCGGTGCGTCTCCATCTTGGCACAGACCGACAGAGTGTAGGTCGAGCCGTTGACGAAGGTGATCGCGTTGGTGCTGAAGTAGTGCAGCCCGCTCGATGTGTTGTCAGAACCACGGTCCGCCGTGGTCGTTCCGTCCGGCGCCGTATCGGCGTCCGCAACAGGGGAACCCAGGTTCGTCCGGCTCCAATAGGCGTTGTCGAATGCCTGCGACCTCAGGCACAGGTTGGTGCGGGTCGGAACGGTCTGCAGTCCGAGATCGGAACGGCACAGCACATTAGCCGCCGTCGAGGTCAGCAGACCATTACTATCCTGCACGTAGATCGCTTCCGGATGGGTGTCCGTCAGCGTGCCGAGCGAGCCGGTGTTGCTGGTGTAGTCAAACCAGTAGTTCGCCCCCCATGTCCATGATGGGTCCATCGGCTCCGGCCGCATGTCAGGCCGCACGCCCTGCGTATCCTTGACCGCGCGTGTGTATTCCTGCGGGTGGCGGTGGTCGAAACAGTGCCGGCACACCATGAGGCCAGTCCACTCCTTGCGGAGGTCGTTCAGCCAGTAGACGAAGCCGCAACGGTCACACACTCCCCTGCTTGGCATTGCGGCTCCGTCTGTCTAGTGTCTCCATCCCATCGCATGCGCTTCTTCGTGCATGCGGATGATGCGGAGGGCCTTTCCGGTCAGGCCTTCGCAGACCCAGATAATGCCGGACTTCGGCGCGTAGTAACCGAGGACCTGCGAGCCGCTTGCCCGGTAGCTTGCCGGGATCATGGCGTTGAGGAATTCGGCGGACATGGTTCGGTATGGCATGTTCGGTTCATGCCGGTATGTCGGCGGCGGAAGCTGCGCTGCCGTCACCATGGCGTTGCGGCACTCGCCGGCCGACGCAATGAGCGTAATGCACCAGATGATCAGGACCCAGAGAACGCCGGAGATCATGAACAGCCCGAGAAGCGTCCACCCTCGGGGAAACCGGCGCAAAAAGTCGAGGAATCGCGTATAGCGGCTGTCAGCCATGGTCGATGCTCCAATCATCGGCTGTGGTCAGGGCCGGGAGGAGCGTTGGACCGCTTCTCTCGGTCCGCCTAGTTGGCTCCACTATTTTGCCAAATGTTGGGCAGGCACCCCATCAGATGAGATTAGGGCGTGGGGGTCAGGCGGCCTTGGGCACGAGCCCTTCGTCCCTCGCGAAGTGGAGCATCTGATCGGCCACCATGCCGATAGCGCTCGCTGCGTCGAAGCCTTTGGCGTGCTTTACATACTCACACAGCGGGCAGTAGTGCCCGTCGTTAGACCCGTCTTCCGTCTGCCCCATGAGGTAGAGCCCGCCCTGACCGAGCGCGTTGTTCATCCAATGCCAATGCATCGACATCAGCGGATCGAAGCGCCGGTTCTTAGGGTCGGGCTCACCCTGCAGATCGGCAAGCGTATCGTCGAGAGCCGTCTTCCCGTCCTTGGCGACCAGCCCCGCCATACCGCGATCCTCTATGGCCTGGCGGCACATGGCCCAATGCTCTTTGCAGATGCGCATATCGTTGCCTTTCGATGATGGGGCGGTGGGGTCAGAGGTACGCCGACCGACGCAGTTGGAAGTCGCCCGCCCTGACCGTGCCAACGCCCGAGAAGCGGAGCCACAAGTACACGTGAGCGGTGTTCGCCGGGATGGTGACTTCGGGGGTGGTGAGGACGCCGGAGGCCATCCGGAAACGTCCATTGGTCGCCAACATTGGAAAGACGCGCGCCGTCGCCAGCGTGGTGAAGCCGCTGTTGGCGCAACTGATCTCAAGGCTGATATTGTTCCGCGACAGACCATCGGCAGCACACCAGTTGGCGGCATCGGTCTCGAACAGACAGCGCGCTTTGAGGACATCGCCAACCGCGTATCCGCTCGCGACAGCCTCATTGAACAGGTAGAGCGTATTGTTGTTGCCAGAGCTACCGGCGCCAGCCGCAATCTGCTGCCAGGTGCCGAACTTCTTGCCGCCGGTCATTGCCACCTTGGACAGGGCGATTGACCCGCCCCCCGCCGCTACGGCAGGGCCGTTTGTGGCCCAGTTGTTAGCCAGCGAGCCAGTCGCAGGGGCGCCCACGGTGCCGCTGGTGCCGCTCATCTTGCCGTTGGCTATGAGGTTCCCGGCGACGTTGTAGCCGTTGGTGGCGTCATAGGCGAGGTCGAGGTTGGTCGTGCCACCCTGAGGAAGACCCCACGCCGGGGCTGGCAAGAATGCATTAATGGCGTCGGCCACCAGGGCGCCAAACGAAGCACCGCCGGACGCGGTGAAATGGGTGTTGTCGCCAGTATCGATCATGTCGTCGATCGCACCGAACGCAGCCGACACCAGCGGGACGCCGGTATCCGGGTTCGTGGTGACTGCCGCAGCGTCCACGATGATCACGGGGTAGCCGCGCGTCTGGTAGCGCTGAGCATAGTACTTGAGCTGCGCGTTGACGTTGAACAGCTTGATCATCTGCGCCGCGCTGAGCCCACCGCGCGCCGGCAGCGTCATGGCGAGGACGATGCAGCCCGCCCGCAGCAGCGCATCCCACACGGAAAGACGGCTGGCGACGATGGCATCGGCTGTCGTCGCGGTGCCCAGGTCGTTCGTTCCGCCATCCTCAAGCACGATGTCAGGCGTGGCAAGGAGGGTCGTGGCGACGCGCGCGGCGATCTGGGCGGCCGTCTCACCCCCGACGCCACCGTTGTAGACGAGGTTCAGGCGACCGCCCGACATTGCATCGGCCCAGCCGAACCAGCCGTTCTGGCTGATGTCCTGGTGAATCCCGTTGGTGTAGGGCAGCCCATTGTTGACGAGGCTATCGCCGTGGGTGGCAAAGCGAAGGCTGAGGCGATTGAGGGCAGAGAATAGTTCGACCATGGCTCAGACCTTCACAAGTGCGACGACGGGGGCGTTGAGGTAGGTGACG